GGATCATTCCTTGTGTCTAGGTTATACCATAAGTGGCGATTCGCTTACTTAGTACCCTATTCTTAGGGCCGAATCGGTATAGTGTCAATAGCCTGTGGTTTAGACAGAAAACTGAATGTCACGTTGCCAAGAGGTAAACTTAGCCTTTCCTTTGTTCTTTCGATTAGGTCGTATAGGGGCAGGTTCTGCCTGTGTATTGACTACCGCCACAGTATAACCCGAAAGCGCCATATCTGCTTGATAGGCCATAGCCTTAGCTTGTGTCATTGCAGGGCCAAACTGGACTAGGGCAAAACCATTGTCTTTAGCTAGGCGATATACTTTATTATTCATAGTTTACCCTTTCAAGGTTTGTCGTTGTTAAGCTGCAAAGCAGCGGGTTAGCTTTAGTTGACGGATTCGCATAAATCTTCAAAACCCTCAATTGCCACAGGAGTCTATCTGGTAATTATCGCGCAATACCTCAACAGACGTTGTGTTATAGACAAGGCTAGGAGTCATAACCCCTCTAGAAGATTCAGGAACAATAGTTTCAATGTATTCCCATTTAGATTCCGTAACAGTTTCATACGCGGCTTTATATTCCTTATATTCATCGCTTTGTTTGTGTAGATAGTCGCCATTAACTAATTCTACATTAGCAGAGTCTGTTTTAAGGTAGTATTCCCCCTCATATTCTATAGTCATATCAAAAGCATAATATTCATCCTCTGATTCAACGTATGCCCCATTATCCATAGCGTATTCTTTAGTCACGTTACCCCAACGATTATCTGATTCATAAAAGGTAACGCAAGATTCATCTGGTATGTATTCCTGCTGAATGTTTGACCATGAATAATCAGCATTGCGACAAGAGCAACAAATACAGACCTCATTACCGTTTGTATTTGTGACAGTTGTTAAATCATCATAATCGTAAGAGTCTTCACAAGATTCACAATACCCCATATTCTCTTCGTCTTGTCCATCGTAAGATACTTTTCCGTTAGTATTACCTAAACCTATGGAACCACGACCCCTTGCAATAACAAAAGTATTCCCCTCGTCGTCTAAGGAATCGTAACCATCAATATATGGCATAAGGTATTCATTATTCCCGATATACTCTTTTTTAAGGCTCAAGCCTGCCCAGTTGGATTCGTTGGCAATACCCCTTTCGAATAGGTAAGACTCAATAGCATGAGTCACTAAATCGTCGTTAGTATAGATACACTCTGCACTATTATTACCGACAACACATCTTGCCAGTATATCCCCAGTTTTATTCTCTTTGGCATATACGATAGAGAAATCACCAGAGGCATATACACTAGCGGGGTGTTTATCCAAGCCAATAAAAGACTTACGCATACAAGAGCCAGTCAAAGACTTAATAGTAAACCCGTGCTTGTCAGAGTAGACTGGTGATTTATCCCCGTATACCTTGCCAGCGTAAGCCCCAATGAAAGCCGATTCCTCTCTAGATTCAAAGATGGTGAATTCAACAGGTTTAAAGGAATCCTTAAACCATAGCAGGAAAGACTCTTTATAAGAGTCACTTGCCCACGGCATAATCTTGCCTATATACTTTGCGGGTTTAATTGTAGTGATCACATCTTTACCGGCTTTTACCTTTGATTCATAAAACTGAATCAAATTACCACAGGGGGTAGGGTTAGGGCGGTGTAGGTCCAGAATCTTAGTAACTAGAGTCCAATTATCATCACTACAAAGGATATAATCCCGCAACTTATAGCAATGTCCCATATTTGGGTAATAGTACCTGTCCCCATCAGGGAATCCCTTCAAAAGAGAGTCAAAATGTTTTTCAATCTGTGCCTTGTCCATTGCCCGATTCCTTGTGAGTGGCAAACTGTATGTCCACTATATACGGGCGATTCGTCAGACTGTCAAACCCTCTCGCCTGGACCCCCTCGCCTGGATCCCCTTGCAAGCTGCATTGCTTTCCCCTATATATAAGGAGTACCCCGATTCGGTCGGGCAGGGATGCAACTGGCATTCGCAAAAAACACCGAAGCTGGACTATAGCGAATCACCTGAACAAAGTGAAAACATTCGCAGAGTCAAGAGAATCTTTTAACGTGTTACAGCAAGTAACAATATCGTAATGTAACAAAACTTTATCTGCTTACCTTTTAAGCAATAGTAACGCAATGTTACAATCTGCAACACAATGTCCAGTTTTGTGATCTAATCTGGCGGGCAAGCTACTACATATAGTGTCTGATAGTAGCGAATCACATACGAAAAACCTCTTTTTGCCGCTAACCTGTCAATCAAAAGTTTTATAGGGCATAGTGGCCTAAAGCTGCAAAACCCTCACTAGGGCCGTCCTATAGCGTCCTAATGCATACCCTCAAAACTAGGTAATATCAGCTTACCTAATCTGCCAAATAAAGGCGACTAAGTGAGTCGTATATACAATGTGACTCGGTTTAACTAAATCAGACTGAATTAAAGACTTAAGTAAATCATAGTGAATTAAGAAATAAAATAATCACGATTTAATTTCTAGCCTTAAACCATTGTTAACAAAAAACAATGAGTCGGCCTTGACCCCCTCCAGTGGAAATTATGGGGATTCTAGGGTGTACCCCTCCAAGGGAATTATAGGTGGCTACCCCCACCCGAGGGAATTAGCAGGGGGTTTATTCTTAAGGGGGGAGGACAAGAGGTATAGAGTGGGAACACAGTCTGTCTACAGTAGAGGGTTGCAGAATTGACCAACCGAATCACTTGACGGCACAACGAATCTACGTCATACAGAATACAACAAGCGACACAGTGAAACACAAACCAAGGAGAACACCAGATGCCTAAGTTTAGCAAAGGTCATTACCAAGCGATTGCCCAAGAGATTATGAGTGTTGTTACTATTGCCCACCAAGAACATGGGGAAACAGGTTGGCCTAAACTGGATGCTTCCAAGGATATTGCTGATCGACTAGCCTATGTGTTTACTCAAGATAACCCTAACTTCAACAAGAGCCTTTTTCTAAAGGCTTGTGGGTTTCCTTTTGATTGGGATAAGTTCTAGGAAATAAATCAAGAAATAAGTTGAAAAATAAGCTAAAACTAAAATGAAAGGTAAAATATGCTGGTAAAACCTATAAATGTTAACTCTTATGCTTTGCCGGGTATTCGAGAGGGTATGAAGTTTAAAAATACAACTGACCCAGACAGACTGTATTTTGGTAAAACTTATACAGTTGACGCAGAACTAAGATTTTGTTACCAAGATTATTGGCCTGTGTCGGGTATCTGTGGAGAATTTGTGCAAATCATCGAGAATCCACTTGACTTGTTCGAGTATGCAGACTATGTAGAACAGAATCAAACAAAGGAGTCCGCCTAACGGATGCACAAATAAGAAGAAAGAGAAGAGGCACTAGCATGGCCGTAGACCGTGACTTTAAAGAAATGCTTTCCTACATGCGGCCAGAAGGCTCCTTGTATCAAAAGAAATTCTGCAATCGTTACCTTAAACCTGTATTCGGTAAGCCTGATCGCTTTGGCAACTACACAAAGATTGTAGGTAATGATCCTACTATTGCTTTTATGGCCCACCATGATACAGTACACTTTAAGACTGGTAGACAAGAAGTCAAACTTGCTTCTGGATTTTATACTACAGTTGATGGCTCTTGCCTTGGGGCTGATTGCACCACTGGTGTATATATCATTCTTAAGATGATTGAAGCTAATGTACCGGGTGTTTATGTTGTTCATGCTGGCGAAGAGATTGGTTGCATAGGCTCTAGCGCTTTGGTCAAGTCACAACCTAAGTGGTTTGGTAGTGTTAAGGCGGCTATTTCCTTTGATCGTAAAGGTTATGATTCAGTTATTACTCACCAGATGGGTATGCGTACTTGCTCTGATGAATTTGCTAACTCTCTTGCTGATATTCTGGGTCTTGCTTTTGAGACTGATAATGGTGGGGCTTACACTGACTCTAATGAGTATGTGGATGATATTGGAGAATGCACTAACCTATCTGTAGGTTACTTTGCTCAACACTCTAAAGCAGAATCACAGGACAAAGTGTTCCTTGATCTATTGATTAATAAGTTGATCGCTGCTGACTGGAATAAACTTGTGTTCTCTCGTCAACCCGGTGATGTTGATGCCGACTACGAGTCTTACTACAATCACCCATGGAAGGGTTATCGTGGTTGGAATGATCTTGACGACAGCTACGGTATGAACAATACTACTGACAAGACTTATACAGAGTATTACCCGGCAATCAAAGGGGCAGTCAAGATCGAAGATGAGTATGAAGCTAATAGAGAGGAAGATCAGATGCACGATATGGCTATTCTTATCAAGGAAAACCCACTAATCATTGCTAAAATCTTCCAAGACCTAGGTTACGATGCTTATGACTTGATTGATGATATTCAGGATTATGAGGCAGAGATTAAACCTAGTCGGGGTTATCGTCGTAAAAATTAGTACCTAATTTCGTAAGAACTAAATAAATAAGTTGAATCAGAAAGAGGAATCAAATGCTAGATAACACTATTTCCCTACCTACAGTAACTCACCTTCGTAACCTTATCGAGCAGTATCAGGATCATCAAGTAGATGAGTTGCTTAAAGTTGCTCATTGTGATCGGTTGTTTAAAACCACAGCTATTGAGTTTGTAGGTGAAAGTAATTTCATCATCAACACTCTGCTCGATCTGTTGGAGGATAGTTTGAGTGTATGACCCATACAAACCTCTTGTTGAGCACTTTGCTCTTGACGAATCACTTCTGGACATGCTAGATAGGATCATCAACAACACAGAGGATAGACCAATGTTCAATGCACTTGAGATTCTTGCATCCACCTTCACTGTAGAGTTCACCAAAGTAGATGGTTCTCTGCGTACTCTGACAGGTAAACTTGTGGCACCCAACTACGAAGGGTCCAGTGATGATCTAGTAGCCTACTGTGCTTCACTAGAGGGGTCTACGAACGTGCCTGTGTACACTCAGCAGGGGTGGCGCAGCTTCAACCCCAACAAGGCTGTAGCGGTCAGATTTGGTGAGGTGTAACAGGTGACTGCTGACCTTATTTACATGAAGAGTGATGATGCTTTTATTCATGCTGTTCACACTCAACGTAAGAAGAACCAAAGAGAGTCTGATCCTGCTAAGTCAGTTAGGATTATGAAAGCCGCAATGCTTAAAGAGGGTGGTAAATCCTACTTTAATGCTGTAGAGTTACAGAGTGCCCAACGAAATATGGACATTCATCGTAAAGAAACAATTAAACTTGTATAGGAAGACAACAATGAGTGATATTAAAGTTGGTGATACTGTAGAGTTTCTTGAAGACTACAGTAAAGTTATTAAAGCGGGTCATAAAGTAGTGGTTTCTGCTGTAGGTAAAAAATTCTATGGTTTCCGTTATGAGGGTAGCACTGATATCTGTTACAAATACCGAGTAAAAAAAGTAGAACCTGAAATGAAGTTTGGTACTTGGAAAAAATATAATGCAGGTGGCATGTACCCCCTTGCAGGTAACACTATTATTAACCTTAAAAGGTTTGATACCTCTAATGGTAATGTATACGACACCGTTGGGCCTGTAGAATCCTTCTTCTGGGGGTATAATACAGATGTTGTTATTGTGGCCTTCCAAGAACAAGTTAAAGAACCTGTAGTAAAGACAAAAACATTTTACGGTGGAAAAAGTGTCTACACTGTGTCACAAACCATGAATGATACACACAAGATTACCTTCAACACTATCGACGGTAAAATTGATACAGCATCAATCAAGATGGAGAAATTGTAATGTACCAAGCTATTTGTAAATGTTGTGGCTATAGCTATAACATCACACCCTATACAGGTGATGATATCTGTGAGGATTGTCTAGAGTTCTCTGATCAGGAAGATGATCTTGAAGAATTTGAGGATGATTATTCCTAATACTAAAGTATAGTACTATACGTAGTAAAGATTCTTATTGTAGTGTAATACTATTGTATAGGAAGGTTAAGTATAGTTGGTGTATACATAAGGGTGCTGCAAGGGTTGTCGTCAGTGAAACGTCAAAGAAGTTTTAGGTTGTGTCTTTTGAGCAACACATATCTTTCAGAACTTACCTTGTAACCACCCTTTGTATACACTATGTACTGTACTTGTTGAACGTCTGCTGGTGGGCGCTACACCAGTTCATAAACGGAGACTAAAAATGGTTATTGTTGGTTGGGTTGTTTTCTTGTTGATTTCGGCTGGTCATGCCGGAGTGCTTGGGTAAATATCTATAATAGATACTAAGTGTATTGTGTGGTTTTTGTAGGTAGTCCCACACTCTTAGTAATAACCTAATACGACTACATTACCTACCGATGTAGTAAGAGATAAACCCTTCTGGTCGTCTGGCGGGGTTAGGGTAGGTCAAATTCCAGTTACTGGGTGTGGCGAAACTGGTTGAAACGCAAAAGACTTAAAATCTTTCACAGATTAATGATCACAATGTGGGTTCGATCCCCACCACCCAGACCAAAGTTACCACCCTTAACTCAGCGGAAAGAGTACCTGTCTTCTAAACAGGCTGTCACAAGTTCGAATCTTGTAGGGTGGACCAATTATACTTAGAAACCGATAAAGAGGAAGCAAATGCAAGACTTTACATATGAAGGCTATGTACAGAAGTGGTGGAACGCTGATGCTTTCCCTTTGACTATTAAGAAACGTAACAAGAGGGTTAAAGATGCCCTTATTACTGCTGGTGAACTTTGCGGTGTAGAACGCAATCACATTGATAAGATGCTTCAACAATATGTCCCTATCAAAGCGGTATCAACAGAAGATCGGGTATCGTTCTATGAGAGTGCAGCAAAGTATCAAGCCGACCGCAGAACCATTACTACACCGGGACGCTTCCTAAAGCGTATGTACCCAACTGCACCAGATAAGTTGCTTGAGGCTTTCTCTTTGTTCTGGAAACACCATATTGATTTTGAGAGTGATGATTATATTCTCTCTATTGGTACTACTTGTGAAGATTTCAAGAAAGCCTTCACAAAGATTAAAAGTGCATCTAGTGTAGATACACTTTTATACAAGTCTATCTCTGATAGTTGTATGCGATATGCTTTTACTTCTCTACCTTGTCACCCCTCCGAGGTTTATGCTTCTGGTGACTTTGAGGTTGTTACTGTTAAATCTAAATTGGGTAAAACTAAAGCCCGTTGTGTCGTTATGATCAAAGATATGGAGGGTAAACCTTGCTATCGCAGAGGTGCTATCTATACTTGTGATAATTATGCTGGTAATCTTATTCTGGAACATCTGGTAAGTAAGATGAGTCAGGATGATGTTGACTTCTGGCATGATAAGAATGACCACTGGCATGGTGCAAGACTTCTTAAGATTCAAAACCCTACGGACTACTATGTTTGTCCATACGTAGACTTTAACAGACATGTTCTTATGGATGGTGACTTTCTACGCCTTACTAGTTATACTCATATTGCGAAACATAACAAATCGCACCCTACAAACAACACATCTGGTTATGTGTACCTTAATAACTATAATTCATACAAGTTTTAATGTAACAAACAAAGGAGAACTGTTCTGATGTACGAATATATTTACTCTTGTGAGTACGACAAATACCTGCAACGTGCAGTCTTTAAGGTTAAGAAAGTGAAGGTGTGGTGATTGTCTGAAACTAGCCATCTACCCTGTCCCTTTATTAGTTGTGGCTCTAGTGATGCCTTCGGTTTCAACCATACGAAGGGGGTAGGGTACTGTCACTCTTGTGGTACAGGCTACCCCTCTAGGCAACCCACATATGAATGGGCAGCTACAGAATACCCTATCAAAAGTAATTATAGAAACAATGAGGTAATTGAAGATAGTATGAAAAAAGAGTACCGGGATCACCGTAGCATTACCTCTCGCACTATGCAGTTTTATGATGTTCTAACAGACGTAGATGAAACAGGTAAAGAACACCGTCATACTTATAAGTACAGTGATGGTAAGAATAAGTATAGGGTACTACCCAAAACCTTTAATGCGGATGCAGGGTTTAAGTCTGACACCCTCTTTGGTATGAATAAGTTCAATGGTGGTAGTTCTAAGTCAGTAACCATTGTTGAGGGTGAACTTGATGCAATGTCTGCCTTTCAGATGTTGGGTAATAAGTACCCGGTCGTATCTCTACCATCTGCTACACCATCGGGTAAACTACTAGAGAAGTGTTACGACTGGCTCAATTCCTTTGAGAAGATTTACCTCTCTCTGGACTCTGACGACAAAGCAGAAGCCTTTGCTCTTAAGCTAATGAACACTTTCCCCGGTAGGGTTTATAAGGTTCACCACGACAAGTTTAAGGATGCTAATGAGTTTCTACAAGCTGGTGCAGCAGTATCCTATTCTAGTGCTTGGCATAATGCTAAACTCTATACACCCTCTAACATTATTTCTAGTGCAGAGGATTATCTAGAAATGTATGAGGATACACCTGATCATGTGTACATTCCTACGGGTATTCCTGCACTAGATGAAAAGATTCTTGGGCTTATGCAGGGTCACTTTACAGTTATCCTTGCAGAGACAGGTATTGGTAAAACAGAGTTGATGCGTTACCTAGAATACAACTTTGTCAAGAACTACCCTGATATCAAGTTTGCTACTTGGCACCTAGAGGAAAGTAACCTACGTTCTCTGTTGGGTCTGGTATCCTACCATCTAAAGGATGATCTTACCAGAAAGGATTTGATTAATGAGAAGGGACGACAAGAAGATGTGAAGCAGGCTATCAGAGAAATTACTGCTAAAGGTAACTATCTACAATTCTCCCTAAAGGAGACGGATAGTTCTGAGGCATTAGTTGATCAGATTAGGTTCTTGAGCGAGGTTTGCGGTTGTAAGTATATCCTGTTTGAACCTATCCAAGACGTTCTATCTATTGCTGATGAAAAAGAAAAAGAGTCTAAGCTGGCCTCTCTCTCTATTCAACTATCAAAGATGGCGGCTACTCTTGGTATTGGTATTATTACCATCGCTCACACTAATGAGGATGGCGCACCAAAGTACTGTAAAATGATTGCACAGAGAGCCTCTGTACGTATTGTTTTGACAAGAGACAAAGAAGCAGATAATATAGTAGATAAGAACACAACCAAACTGATTATTACAAAGAATAGACCTTGCAGTATTGAAGGGCCAGCAGGTGAATTGGTGTTTGATCTGGATAGCTTTACCCTAGAAAACAAGGAAGCGGGCTTCTAAGGTGTCTTTGTTACAACACAATCCTACAACCTAACAAAGGTTCTTGTAGACTCCCGAAATACACCCTATATGGGTCTTAACAGAAACACAAACCGTGATTGAAAGAAGGAGACACGAGAAATGAATGACTGGATTGAATGGCAGGGCGGCGACTGCCCGATTAAGTCGGCGGAACCCAACTTCTGCAACAAATGCGGCGGTAGTGGTTGGCTATATTTTCGATGCGGCACCCCTTGGCGCTGCGGATGCAAATAGCAGCAGACATAATCACCGAGGACCACGAACCAAAGGAGGCCCCGATGGGCAAGTGCCAGATTGAAGAACGTGAAGCAGGGCGTGCTTATCCAAGGACATGCGGCCTATGCGGACCGACAGGTAAATGCCAGCGGAAAACTGTTCTTTCGGACAAGGATTTTTCAGCCTTTGCCGCCGCCATCACCCCCACCCGCGCCGACCTGATCGCCCAACGTGATGCGCTGCAAGCGCAGATCGACGCCCTGCCGCCCGAGCCGAAGGTGGAGACGGTGCGGTTTTTTCTGGGGCAGTACGATGGCCGTTGGGCTGGGAATAACAAGCAGCATGGCCTCGACACCCACTACCTCGACGTGACCATCATCGACGGGGTGCCGCAGGGCTGGACCAAGATTGGGGGTGACGCATGACAGCGCCGGGAGTTTTGAAATCCTTGAAGTCAGATGGCTGGCCTGATCGCATCCACGCCGGGAAAGCTGTAATTCGTTTCCCTGACGGGACGGAAAGCGGAAACTGGTATTCAAGGCCATCACTGAATGATGACCGCACCACCGAATACACCCGCGCCCCCACCCCGGTTGCTGCGGCTATGGCGGTGCCGGAGGTGGTGGCGCTGGTGGAGGCTTTAAAACCGTTTGTTGATGCACTGGATGCAACAAATGAGGGATACGGCTTCGATATTAGCGACCACTACGAGACGGCAAACATGGTCTGCCAGCCGTATATCAAGATGTCCCATTTCAAAGCGGCGCGGGCCGCCCTCGCAGCCATGAAAGGCGGTGCCGCGTGATCTATTATGTTTACGACGCAATGGCCCCATACACTTCCAAATTTAACACGCTGACCGAAGCTATGGCCTGCGGTGAAGCAATTATTGAAGAGTATCGCGGACACGCTATTGACGGATGGGGCGATATAAACATCGGAATCTACGCCTGCGAAAAAGAGACCGATGAACCCGACCAAGACGGCAAAGAAGTAGCAGCGGCGGTAGAATATACCATAACCCAAAAGCCAGAAGATGTGGACGACGATAGCTATTCAAAATCAACGGGCGAATGGTGGAACCCGGACTGGGATTATACCTGCGATTATCGGATGGAGTTGACCCCATGACCCATCCCCCATGGATACCCTACACCCAAGGCGCCCCCGTGCCGATGGGGATGGTGCGCTGCAAATGGGTTTGGGATAGCACAAGCCCACATGGGACATGGCCCGCGTTCTTGTGGGAATATATCACCCACTACCAGCACCACCCGGATCACCAGTTGATCGCGGACATGCGGGATGATCTTGTCATGCACCTGAACGCGATATCGGGCGACGAACCACGCCGCGCCCTTATCCTGCGCGCCGAGGCAGTCGTTGGCCGCGCGCCGGGGTTGCCGCAATGGCTGGTGGAGTATTTGGATGGAGGTGGGGAATGACGAAGTTTTCTTTTGGGCCTACTATGGCTAATTTTAATGGCACCACGAGTAGTAAAATAAAGTTAATGCTACAGTTAGCTGAAAAGTACAATAGTAAAAAAGCTATTATCATGTTCGATTTTTATCGAGCAGTAGCATCAGCTAAGGAACAAGCTGAAAAGAAAATGGCAGAGTTAGTAATTGAAATTGAGAGGGAGATAGAATGAAAACTGTAGTACAAAAGTGGGGTATTCGTATTGGTGCAGGGTATCTAGTGTATGATAAGAAAACCGATGCAGTTAAAAAGTTGTCTAATACAGCTTTCTTAGATACACTTCCTGACGATACAGTTCTGACACTACAACCTGTTTATGTTGTGACTGATATGGAACCACTGCAAATTGAACACATGAAAGGGTAACACTATGGATTCTCAAGAAGCCTTTGATCATTGGTTTGATGATGATGTGGAACAAGATGTAGCGGATGCTTCTGGTGGAGATTGGGATGATCTTGTAGATTTAGTTAAAGATGCTTTTAAAGCTGTGTATGCAGCACACTTTGATGCAATGATGGAAGATACCTACGGATGATTAATCATAAACCTATCTTAGATACAAAATACATTGAAGAGTTCTATACTAAAAAAGACGGTGTACCTATTAAGTACGTCTGTACCTCTGCACTAAGTAATGAAGAGTATGCTGGTGATATCTTTTATCGGGATACTCCACACCCCGAGTTTGGAAACAAGTACTTTCGTCTGTTTGTTAATCGTATTGGTGTATGCTATATTAGCAACGCAGATAAGATTAATGGACAAGTGTTCACAATGCTTGACACACCCTCTGGATATCACTACAGTCAGCACAGACATGATTTTCTGACTGTTGGTGATTCGTCTATTGACGGTGGGAGAGCCTACACTAGGTTAGTAGGTAATAACGTAAAGACTAAACAGTTCAAATTAACTAATGGAGAGTTTAATGAAGTTTGAAGTTGGGGATAGAGTACGTCTAGTAAACAATGAATATTACGACAATCTAGCAGTTAACACTCTAGGTTTTGTTGTTGGTGTAGAAGAAAAAGGTGTACCATGGCCTGTGAAAGTACAGTTTGATGGTGAGAAAATCCTGTACGTCTGTTCAGTAAAAGAGTTGGAGAAAGTATAATGTTTGGATTTCTAGAGTCAGTAGCTAAGGTTGCCTTGGCCCCTGTTGATCTTGCTGTAGGTCTTGCTTCTGACGTAGTTACCCTTGGAGGGTTGACAACAGATAAAGATACGACCTATACAGGTGATGCAGCCAAACGTCTTGTAGATAATGTGGAGAGTATGACAAAATGAAGTTTGAAGTATATAAAAATGATATCCCGACAGAGGTTCTTGCGCTAGTAACAAACGAAGGTAAAAATCTTGCCCTTCTAGACCAGGAGGGAAACAGTATTATGTTCTCTGAGATTTCAGACAGGCCTTACAAAGGAAGCTACAATTTTGCAGATTGGGTTAAACTGAATCCTAGTGGTATTAAACTCTACAAAGACGATACTATCACCATTACGTTGTGAGGTAGTATGAAAGTATATGTTGTAATGGCTTTTAGTGATGAATCTTATAGCCACGAACGTTGGGTTCATGCTGTATATAGTACTAAAGAGGCAGCAGAGGTTTCACTGGGAGATAAGTACGCTGTGTATGACGCAGATGAAGACGGGTATGGTGGTTATATGATATCTAACAATATTCAAGAAGTAGAGGTTTTACAGTGAAGTTTATTGTTATGGACACTGAGAGTGATGGTTTGGCCTATGACTGCACTAAACTGCACGTTATGGCTTGGACCTCCGATGGTATTACTATTGACACTACAAATGATTACAAAGTAATGAAAGAGGTAGTTGAACAACCAGATACTAAACTTGTGTGCCATAACGCTATTCGACATGATCTTGTTACTCTTAATCGTATTATTGGTAGCAACCTAACCTATCTAAACTTTGTTGATACCCTTGCACTCTCTTGGACCCTTCACTACGATAGAGTTAAGCACGGTCTAGAGTCTTATGGCCCTGACTATGGTTTTGCTAAACCTAAAGTAGACGATTGGAAAGATCAACCCTATGAGGTTTACCAAGAACGTGTGAAAGAAGATGTGAAAATAAACTACGCTTTATGGAAAGACCTAGAGCGTAAACTAGGTGCGTTGTATGGGTGGGTAGACGTATGAAACAACTTCATCCCGATGCTATCAGGTACATGGACTACTTGTCTTTTAAGATGGACTGTGCAAGAGAGCAGGAAGCTAACCCTGTTACTGTTGATCTTGTTAAGGCTCAAGAACACTTGACAGAACTTGAGAAACAACGTGATGAAAAGTACATTCAGTTGCGTATGTCTATGCCTAAAGTACCTGTTATGGAAACTAAGGAATACCCAAAGAAACCTCTTAAGCAAGATGGTAGTATGTCTGCACAAGGTATCAAATGGCAATCGCTTCTTTCTGAACTGAATCTACCTCTTGATACAACATCACCAGTAACCTACGTAAAAGAATATGAAGAACCTAATCCACAATCTGACGTACAGATTAAAAAATGGCTTTATGATTTGGGTTGGGAACCAAGACACTTTAAATTTGACAGAAACAAAGTAACAGGTGAAGAAAAGCAGATACCACAGATTAGGTATCTTAAAGGACACCCACAAGAAGGAGAACTATGTGATGAAATTCTTGAATTGGCTGAAAAAGACCCCGCTGTGGAAACTCTTGCCGGGTTATCCATCATCAAGCACCGCATCGGGTTCTTCACCGGGTATTTGACAGATGCTAAAGCAGATAAGGTTGTTGCCTCTATTGAGGGTTTAACTAACACCCTACGTTTTAAGCACAGGAAGCCCCTAGCCAATATTCCGGGGGTCGACAAACCATGGGGTAAGGAGATTAGGGGCTGCATCGTAGCGCCCCAAGGGAAGGTCTTGTGTGGGTCTGATATGACAGCTTTAGAAAATCGTACAGGTGATCATTATATTAAACCTCTAGACCCTGACTATGTAGGTCAAAAATCTGACCCCAATTACGATCCACACGTCGAAATGTGTGTTATTGCAGGTCTTATGACAGAAGATGAATTGGAGTTTTTTAAGTGGTTCAAGCAGAAGAGTTAAGAGAATTATTTGACTACACTCTTGATGGAAAACTCTTAGGTAAGAGTGTTTCTTGGCGCAGGAAGGCTTCAAACTCTCGTGTTCTGGGAAAACCATTAGGAACACCTATTAAGAGTGGTCATTTAATAGTAAGTTTTACTGATAAACGTGGTGTTAAGCACAAAGAGTTAGTCCATCGGGTTATCTACATGATGCACCACGAAAAATTACCAGAAATGTTAGACCATATTAACAGGAACCCCGCAGACAATCGTATTGAAAATCTTAGACCTGCAACAAAAACCCTCAACAGCCAAAACAGGGGTGTGCAGTCAAATAGTAAACACGGCCACAGAGGCGTATACCAACACCCAAAAACTAAAACTTATGGTGTTTACATAAAAACTTCTGATAAACGTGTCTGGTTAGGTTCTTATTCTTCTTTAGAGGATGCTATACGTGTTAGAAAATATGCAGAGGGGTTGTACTGGGGTGACATTTGAACAGATGAAGCAACTACCGCTTAGTGAACAAAAAGAACTTTTTAATAGGCTCTCTGAATTAAGAAAAAAAGGTAAGACTACTAACTATAGTAGTACTTACGGTGTTGGCAAAGCCAAACTTGCCCGTGATCTTGGGGTTACACTTAAAGTCTCTAGTGCTTTGCTTAAAGCCTATTGGGACAAGAATTGGGCTATTAAAAAGGTAGCAGAAAGCCAAGAAGTAAAATCCACTGGTAAAACAATGTGGCTTAAGAACCCTGTGTCTGGTTTCTGGTATCAGTTACGGAGTGAAAGAGACATTTGGTCTACATTAAACCAAGGGTCTGGAACTTACTGCTTTGATACTTGGGTTTACTTTGTACGTAAACTTGGTGTTGTAGTAGTATCGCAATTTCATGACGAGATTCTTATTGAGGTGGACATTGGTAAAGAAGAAGAGACAGAAGCACTATTGAAGGAAGCGATGGTTATGACTAACGATAAACTTAAACTCAACGTACCTCTTGGGATAGACGTACAGTTCGGAAAAAACTACGGTCAGGTCCACTGATTCTTCAAAATTTCGGTTGCCTAACCCTTTTGTATACACTATATAAGGTACTCTCAAGGGTAAAGCCCGGAATTGCCCACAGCAAAGGAGATAATAATGAAGAACACACCCATGAAAACTAAGGGTCTAAAGCTGCTTACCAAAGCACACTCTGTACCCATGCGTATGGCAGCAGGTGGTAAAGAATTTATTCGGGACACGAGTAAGAAGCGTTTGTATAAAGTAGCCGGAGAGAAGTAATGAAGTACTTTGATTTAACTACCGTAGAAGACCCAACAGATATTGTCTATGGGGATCACCCAGATTTTGAAGAGGTAACACAATCGACTATTGTAGATCAAAGTAGGTGGTCCACCCAATACTCTCAAGTGTTCCAGTACAAAGAGGGTACTTTCTGGGAGGCTAATTGGTCTAGAGGGTCCACTGAGTATCAAGATGATGGTGTAGAGGATTTGGTTTTACTTCAAGTAGAGCCAGTAGAAGTAACTGTAACACAATATAAAGCTGTATAACAGCGGAAGGTAATTAACTAATGGCTAAAGACTATAAAGATGCAAAGACTGTTTGGGTCACTTTGGACACACAATTGTACTATGCTCAAGTGTTTGAAGAAAACCGCGACAAGGGTGAAATGCACTCTGAAACAGATGGTGTAACTAAAGTTACTCTACGTCTGACAGATGAACAAATTCAAGATATGAAAGATAAAGGTGTTCCTGAAAGTGCTTTGGGTTATCAAACCTTCAAAGATATGACTATTGGTGATGAAACCTTCCGTACCTACACAGCTAAACGGCCTTGGGTCTCTAAGTATCTCAAGAATGAAGATGGTTCCAAGGTTGAAATGGGAGCGCCGCTAGTCTTTGACTACAACAAAGCAGCAGAGACTTTCAAGGAAGCTGGGGGTAATGGTTTTATCAAAGATGAACATATCACACCTTGGTTGATGAAAGATGGTCTGCTTGGTAATGGCACAAAGGCTAAGGTAAAATTGTCTATCTACCGTGGTAAGAATAAAGCGGGTAAGCCTACTTGTGTTGTTACTCTAGAGAAGATTGCGATTACTGATCATGTACCTTATGAAGGTGGTACTGTTCAAGACCCAGATAATATCTCGTTCTGATAGGGGAACCACATATGAAAATTCAAGTTATTTCAGAACCCGTTGTTGTACCACCCAAAACTTACACTCTAACCCTTAATCAACCAGAAATGGACGTACTTTATGCTGTTTTGGGTTGTATCGGTGGTTATGATGGGCCTCAAGGTTATCGTGAGGTACTGAACCATATGTACAACGGTATTAAGCGTCACGCTTTTGTTAAAGACATTCTTGATGGTGACACCTTCCCTAGTGTACACAGGGTTGCCCCAACAGAATGAAAACAAAACTTGAAGCAAGGTTGATTGCAGTAACAACCCCCTTGATCGAGTTGCGGGTCTCTAGTGCAGAAGGTTTAGTTGCCTACTGTGCTAGGGTCAGTAACCCGCAGCATCAAGATAAAGAATTAGGTAGTCTCTTAGATTACTGTATCAAAAACAAACATTGGTCAATTTTTGAAATTTGTAATGCTGTTGTAGAGGTAGAAGCCCCTAGAGACATTAGCAGACAGTTACTACGCCACCGATCCTTTAGTTTCCAAGAGTTTAGCCAAAGGTACTCTGATGAAATTGAGTTTACTGATCGAGAGTTTCGTAGACAAGACACTAAGAACAGACAAAACTCTACAGATGATCTAGAACAATATGTGTTAGACAATACCGAAGATATTACTGTTAGGTATAAAAATACAACTAAACGATGCTATAACCAAATGATTTCAGACAGTGTAGCTAAAGAGTGTGCTAGAGTTATCCTTCCAGAAGGCTTAACTATGAGCAAACTTTATGTAAATGGTACTCTGCGTAGTTGGTTGCATTATCTAGAAGTACGTGATGATGAGGGTGTGACCCAGTTGGAGCATGTCGTGTTAGCAAGGAAAATTAAGGAAGCTATTCGTCCAGCTTTCCCAACCGTATTTAAAGGTGTATTCGGTGAATAAGTTAATCTTGGTAGACGGAGACATTCTCACATATCGCTGTGCCTTTGCAGAAAAAGATCAACCAGCAGACCAAGCCACCTTAAAAATGGAAGAGTTGCTCTCTAACATTTGGGAAGAAGTTGACCCTTACGGTTACAAATCTAATCGTAAGGTTTTCTTGACAGGGAGTGGTAACTATCGTCATGCTATTGCCAAAACGGCGGTATATAAGGGTAATCGAAAAGACACACCTAAGCCTGAACACCTACAGGGGCTACGCAACTACTTAATGCTAGAGCATGATGCTATTATGGTTGATGGTGCAGAAGCAGATGATGCGATTGCTACTTGGGCAACACAAGCTGGTGTAGGTAACTTTGTTATCGTGTCGACTGATAAAGACTTCAACCAAATTCCGGGTACTATCTTTAACCCCGGTAAATGGCAATGGCAAGAAACAGATGCTTGGGCAGCTACCGAGAACTTCTATCTACAAATCTTGACAGGGGATAAAGTAGATAACATCATTGGTATCTATGGTATCGGTCCAGCTAAAGCTAACAAACTAATCCTTGGTTGTGATAGTGAGAAGGCTTTCTTTAATGCTTGTGTTGAAGCCTACATTAACCTAGCAGAACTAACACCCGATGTAGCATATGCTAGGGTAGTAGAAAATGGTCAACTGCTTTGGTTGCAGAGAGAGAAACATCAAATTTGGGAACCGCCAGTATGATTGCACCTGTTTTAGTTAAAGTATCTGATACCCTTAAAGAGAGGGACACCACCCTACAAGCACTCGGTCCTATTTTGTATCAAGTCTACACCAACACAGACCTAGACGAGGGAGAGGGTTTGGAGTACGTCAAGCATTATTGTAGTTCAGAATCTACAGCTATCCGTTTAGCAGATAGTGCTTACGTGCAGTCTAATAACAGTCCTGTTGTACCACTAGAGGCAGTTGATACTGATAAAGGTTGGGCTTTCTTGTATAAGGACTTTAGTTCAGTACCCCCAACGGGAGAAGACCTAGACAACGATAAAAAGTTGAAAGAAGAAAGAGAACTTAAACTCTCTGCTAAAGTCTGTGTAGATAAAGCAGTAGGTCTTGGGTTTACAAAGGAAGAGATTTTACTGATCAAAGATCACTATGTGCCCGAGGAAGAGGTAGTTAAATAAGTGGTTTGGGTTAAAAAACCTTATGTTTTACGATACTGTATAAGGTGCAGTAAAGTTGTTCCAGAAAGTAGTAGATCGGATGCGGTTTATTGCTCTAAAACGTGTAGAGCCTCATCTGAAAAAGCAAGATATTGCAAGAAAAACCCAGAGTATGTTAAGAGGCAAAGAAAAAAATCTAATGAAATACGTCACAAGAACACTTTTGGGCACACAAACTATCTAGATAACCCACTCTTGAATAAAAAAGACAAATTTCGAGTGGCAAGAAGTTTAGGGTATAGGTCTCTCTTAGAGGTTAGTGTAGCTGATCAACTTAAATCTTTAGGTGTTCCTATTCAATATGAAACGATAAGAATACCTTATAAATTAGAAGAAGTTAAAAAATACACGCCAGATATGATTTTACCTAATGGTATTATTGTAGAGAGTAAAGGTAGGTTTCTGGGTAATGATAGAAAGAAACACCTTCTTATCCAGAAGCAGCACCCAAACAAAGATATACGGTTTGTGTTCAGTAACTCTAAAGCAAAGATTAATAAAGGTTCTAAAACAAGTTATGCAGACTGGTGCGACAAAAACAAGTTTAGATATGCAGACAAGCTAATCCCAGAGGAATGGTTAAATGAATGAAACCCGTAGTTAGACCCTTAGTTCTAAAACAAGATTATGCAGAGGTAATCTTAACAAGAGGGTATACAGCGGCAATAGACTTGGATGATGTACCTTTAATACAGAACTACAATTGGTATGCTAAACCTGAATTTAGGAAAGACGGTACTCTAGAGGTTGTTTATGCCGCCAGAAATGTGTTAATACAACCTAAACACAGAAAAACAGTATTAATGCACACTGTCATACTAAAGTGTAACCAAGGTTTTGTTGTCGATCACTTGGATGGTTGGGGCTTAAATAATAGAAAAAATAACCTTAGAGAAGCTACAAGAAGCCAAAATATGCACAATCAAGGTGTTAGGGTTAATAACAAAACAGGTTTTAAGGGTGTTAGTTTCCATAGCCCACTACAAAAGTATGTCGCAAAAATATGTATAAACGGCTTAGTTCGTCATTTAGGATATTTTTCTTCAAAAGAAGAGGCAGCAGAGGTTTATAAAAGTGCTTGCTACACCTTACATGGAACTTTCGCAAAGTTAAAATAGGATATGAAAATGACTGATAAATGTTTAAAAGTCTACTCTGTGGTAGAGGGACCAATCTGCACTTATGATGTGCCAGACTGGGATGATGATCACGGTTGGTTTGTTGTTTGTTTAGTTGAACAGGAAAACGGTGCTTTAGAAATTGAAGAGATTATCTTTGACACCTTTAATGAAGCATACGAATTGGTAAGTTGGTTCAAGGGACAGATTGCCCCCTATGAAGTGTGGGATAAAGTCTAATGAGTAAGTCAGCGGTGGTGTGGTCCTGCGGTCACGCAAAGCCAGAAGCCACAAATGAACGCTTTGATTGGCTAGGTTCACTCATTGAAGATGTTAAACCCGACTACACAGTAGATTTAGGTGATGGTATTGACTTATCTTCTCTTAACTCTTACGACACAAGATACCCTAAAGCGATTGTATCTCAATCGTATGAAGCAGATATTAACTCCTACAATGATTCACAAAGTAGGTTATGGGATAGATACAGAGTTAGTAAAAAGAAAAGACCCTACCGTATTGGCTTTGCCGGGAACCATGAACACAGATTGAACAAGGCTATTAGTCTTGATCCTAGACTAGAGGGCAGTAAGTATGGTATCTCTGTCAGTCATTTACAAACTGATCACTGGTTTGACGACTACCATCCATATGAAAATGGTGGGCCAGCTATTCGGGATTATGATGGTGTTTCCTATGCACACTACTTTTCTGCGGGTAACTACGGTACGGCAATTAGTGGGATGCACCATGCTTACGCTCTACTACAACAAAGACACAGTTCATCTGTATGTGGTCACAGTCACAAAAGAGGAATTTATTTCAAAGATGGGGCACACCCTAACCCTATTATAGGTCTTGTTGTTGGTTGCTACAAAGGAAAAGAAGAAACTTGGGCTGGTCAATCCCAAAAAGATTGGTGGCATGGAGTGACTATCCTTCGTAACATTGAGAATGGTTGGTTTGACCCTGAATTTATTTCTATGAGTAGGTTGAAAGATGCCTATAGTAGATAGATTACTGCGACACACACTTGTGTCTCTTAAAAAGAGAGAGGTAAAAACAATGGGTAAAGTTTATCTTACTTGTGGTCACACGGATAGTGTCAAAGAACTAGGTTGGGATGTTTATATTGTAGAACATGGTGGCCCTGACGGTACAGAACTAGTGTATGGCAGTTACTGTACAGAGTGTTTCGTTGACTACTTGCAAAATAATGCAGAGAATGTCTACCTCAATTATAATGAAGCCTACGAAGCAGCGAGGGATTAGCTTGTGTGAGAATAAACTTAAAAAGTTGGGGTTTGTCACTAAATCTCATATTCATTCTTGTGGGGCTTTAGAGGTTGGGTTCGTAGGTAAAAATGGTAATTTTGAGTATTCTATCGCAAACTTTACTTGGGATAAAAGATACCTTTCACTAGAGGTGGCTTGTATGTTTAATTGCTTGTACTACAACCTTTTTGTAAAAAATACGGGAAATAACTTTGGGCAAACGTGAACTAATCAAGAAAGAACGAAACCCTAGAGACTTCTACGGCACAATCGACCCCGCTGCCGTAGAAGCCTTAGCCCCTTTTCTAAACCCACAGACACGCTATGTCGAACCTTGTGCTGGTGAGGGTCATCTGATCTCTCTACTAGCCTCTGTGGCCCCTCTGGTAAGGTGTGTGGGGGCATACGACATTGAACCTCAGACCCCCACGGTAGTGCAGAGGAATTGTTTGTCGTTGACAGCTAGGGATACTCTGCCAGCAGATGTGTTTATTACTAACCCCCCCTTCCATTGGGGTATGCTACAACCTATATTGGATCATCTGCCCGACTTGCTACCTACATGGTTGTTGCTACCTGCTGATGTAGCACATAACAGACGTATGGCACCTTACATGAATAGGTGTTCTAAGATGGTTTCTGTTGGTAGGCTTTACTGGTTCCTCAATGAGGACGGTAAGGCAATTAAGGGTGTTGATAATTTCTGTTTTTATCAATTCGTTAAGGAACCTACTACAACCGTATTTTACAGCAGACAGTTATGAAGTACAGAAACCCCACAAAAGAGCAAGAGTTAATCATAAGAAGTAGGTACTACTATGATGAGGGCAAGTTAAGGTATAGAGTATCCTTTAATAGGTGTGTTGCTGGTGAAGAAGCAGGTTGTACTGATGGCAGAGGGTACAAGAGAGTAAGTGTAGGCTTATCAAAAATGCTTGTACACCGCGTAATATGGTTTTTGCACCATAACTTTTGGCCTTCTAGTATTGACCACATAGATAGGAACAAAGAAAATAACAGTATTGACAATCTTAGAGTTTGTAGTTACTCCGAGAATAAAAGAAATGTAGTATACAATACTAACTCTGGGGTACGTCTAAAAGGTTGTAAGTGGGAGTGTTATGCAGGGGTAAATAATAAATACGTTTACCTAGGTAGGTTTAGTTCAGAGAAAGAGGCTAAAGATGCCAGAGAGAGTTACTTAAAAAAGCTGTATGGGGACTTCCATGTATAATTTTTGGTTCCTAATTGAAGACGATAGACAACAGACAGTGTTTTACAACAGAGGATAACATGGCAAAGTATAAAAAGTTAAGAACTTTAGAAGATAAGAACGGAATGATCTACATTCAGGAGTACAAGTACTTTCTGTGGTGGACTGTGGTAAAGACCTATAGCTATTCGGGCGCACGGTCCTTCTTGCAGTTTAGTGGTTTAGAGTATAATGAAAAGACAGGTTACTATGAGTGAACATATTATAGGTTATATCGCGGTAGATGATAACGGACAACCATATCAACCTACCTTACGTCAGGGGTACCATGCAAGAAAGAAGAGCATAACTGTGTATAAGTATGAGAAATATGCAAAGTCATTCACTGGATACTCTGTGCCTGTTTATGTGAAAGATGTAAATGAGTGACGTTGATAGAAACCAAATACAAAATATTATCGACAAGTATGGGTTTGAAGAGATTTTGTTGCAATTCAATATGACACCTTGGAAGGTTTTGGAAGTCCTAGATGATCTAGGGTATGTGACACTAGAAGATTTTGAGGGTGATTACTAATGGCTAAATGGGGTTTTGGAGAAGAAGATTACACAGACAACGATTTCAACCTGTATCAAGAACAAGCAAAATCTACAGCCATCTACCCCAAAGACAAAGCACTAGAGTATCTTGCTTTGAAACTCTGCGGTGAGTCTGGTGAGGTTGCAGAGAAAATTGGTAAATGTATTCGAGATAGTAAACCTATTGATGATCAAGATTTGATTAAGGAACTGGGGGATATTCTTTGGTATCTGGCAAACCTATCAGATCATCTAGGGTATGATCTTAGTGAGGTAGCAGAACGTAATCTTGCTAAACTTAAAGACAGGCAACAACGTGGTGTATTGGGTGGGGCAGGCGATAATCGGTGACAGTACATGAACTAATCAAATACCTGAATACTCTCGACCAAGAGATTGACGTATATATCTCTACAGAGAGTGCCTTAGTTAAACTACAGAAAGAAAACATTTGCACACAATCTTGGGGGCTGCTAATCAAATGACTAAACTAATCAATGACACTAAGATTAAGTATCTGGTAGATAAAGGTTATGTAACTAAACACGACAATGAAGGTGTTCTCACCTACACTATCACACCCCTTGGTCAGAAATACTTGAACGGATAATACTAATAATGACAACACTACCAACAGACTATCAAGCGTTTATTCATACATCTAGGTATGCACGTTGGCTTGACAAAGAGAAACGGAGAGAAACTTGGGAAGAAACTGTTAATCGCTATATGGTTAATGTAGTTGAACCCAAGTTACTAACTGCTAACGAGATGCTCAACCGTAACTATCCCACCTATGAGGCTATTCGTACTGCTATCCTTAATCAAGATATTATGCCGAGTATGCGGGCGTTAATGACTGCTGGACCTGCTTTGATGCGGGACAACACAGCGGGTTACAACTGTGCTTACTTGGCCGTAGACAACCTTCGTGCCTTTGATGAAGCAATGTTTATCTTACTATGTGGTACTGGTGTAGGATTTTCTGTAGAACGTCAATACGTAAATCAATTACCCCAACTCCCAGATACTTTCTTTAAGTCCGCAGATACTATCGTTGTTGAAGACAGTAAAGAAGGTTGGGCTACTGCCCTAAAGGAATTGATCAGTTACTTGTTTAAGGGCCAAATCCCCTCTTGGGATATCAGCCGTGTACGTAAAGCTGGCGCAAGACTTAAGACTTTTGGTGGTCGCGCTTCTGGTCCCGGTCCCCTTGTAGAGTTGTTTAACTATGCTGTAGGTATCTTCTTAGAGGCTAAAGGTCGCAAGCTAAACTCGCTAGAGTGTCACGATATTATGTGCAAGATTGGTGAGGTTGTTGTAGTAGGCGGTGTACGTAGATCAGCTATGATCAGCCTATCTAATTTGACAGATAATCGTATGCGATATGCTAAATCGGGTCAATGGTGGGAAAACAATGGGCAAAGAGCCTTGTCTAACAACTCTGTCTGCTATACTGAAAAGCCAGATATTGAATCCTTTATCCGTGAATGGTTGTCTCTTGTAGAGAGCAAGTCTGGTGAACGTGGAATCTTTAATCGTGTAGCCTCTAAGAAACAAGCTGCAAAAAGTGGGCGTCGTAATACAGACTTTGACTTTGGTACAAATCCTTGTTCCGAGATTATCCTTCGACCCAACCAGTTTTGTAATTTGACAGAGGTAGTCGTACGGGCAGAAGATACGCTTGCTACTCTTGAGGAAAAGGTTCGTCTTGCAACTATTCTTGGTACTATTCAATCTACGCTAACTGACTTCCCTTATCTACGTTCTGTTTGGAAAGAAAATACAGAACAAGAAAGACTGCTTGGCGTATCTCTAACGGGAATTATGGACAACAAAGCTATGTCAGGTCTTATGAATAAAGATGCTGGTGTTGCTTTCTCATTCTCTGGTGATGAAGAGACTAACCTAGAGCAAGCCCTGACTTATCTTCGGGAAGTTGCTGTTGCAACAAATAAGACTTGGGCAGAGACTCTGGGTATTCCACAGTCAGCAGCTATTACTTGTGTTAAACCTTCCGGTACAGTTTCTCAACTTGTTGATAGCGCAAGTGGTATTCACCCTCGACATAGTGAGTATTATATTCGTACTGTCCGTGGGGACAACAAAGACCCCCTAACTAAGTTTATGACTGCACAGGGTATTCCTAGTGAACCGGACGTAAGAAAACCAGACACTACAACAGTGTTTAGTTTCCCTGTACAAGCGCCCGAGGGTACTACCACAAGAAAAGAAGTGACAGCCCTTGAACAACTAGAGTTGTGGCTTACATACCAACGGTATTGGTGTGAGCATAAGCCCTCTATTACTGTGAACGTAAGGGATAGTGAATGGCTTGCAGTTGGTGCATGGGTATACGAAAACTTTGATGAAGTGTCGGGTATCTCTTTCTTACCCTACAGTGATCATACGTATGAGCAAGCACCTTACCAAGAGATAGACAAAGAAACCTACCTTAAGGCTTTTAATACTATGCCTGCACAAATTGATTGGTCTGGATTATCTGCTTTCGAGAAGAAAGATAACACTGTATCTAGTCAGACTTTTGCTTGCTCTGGTGACGTGTGTGAAATTGTAGATGTAGGTGGATAATGAAGTACCAAATTTGCAAGTATCGTAATGCTTGGGATTTAGAATACCGTATTAACTCACTAATTAAAGAAGGGTGGGTTCCCCAAGGGGGACTCGCTATTATGTGTGAAGGTGGAGTAATAAATTATGAATGGTACTGTCAAGCAATGATCAAGGTAGAGAAATGACTTATAGTAAATCCCCTGCAACAGGTTCATACGACACTCCACCCCCAAAAGAGAACAAGGCATTACAACCCAAAGAGGTAGGTGTTGTTTCTTTCGATTGGGGTAAACTAGTTGTACCAACTACAACTAAACCTGACGGTGGTGTAGCTGCTTACTACGACCTACCTCCTGATGCAGTTACCCTTAATGATCTTATTGAACACAAAGCCTACACACAATGGTTAGGTGATACTGCTCACCTGTTTAATATCTTCAAAGCTGCATGGCGTTGGGGTATCAAAGAGGGTACAACAAAAGAGTATGACAGTCGTAAGTTTATCTACAGTGGTGCAAGGCTGCTTATGAGACATGCGGGGGTTAAGGCTCTACGAGATACACTACAGAAGATGTTAGATGATCCACAATTTCAACTTAGAGAGAAGGACAAATAAATGTTTACATTAGCTTTGATTGTATGTCTGCAAGGGGAACCTGCTTGTTTCTCTTTTACCCCACAGACCATCTTTAAGACAGAAGAACAGTGTGAAGCAGGTTATGCGCTTATGATTGAGCGACAACTCGAAGCTGTAGCAAAGGGGCAACTTAAACCTTTCACTAACACTTTCAAGTGTGTCAATTGGGGTGAACCCGTATGATTTTTTATCATATTGCTTTATCTGTTTTCCTAGGTTTTACTATCACTTTCAGCCTAGCAGGCTTGTTTATCTTGTTTATGAAGGTAAGTAGTTACATGGAACAGAAGTACGGTGGTCGGGGTATATTCTTTACTCTTGCAGTAACTCTCTCTCTACTACTCTCGGTTACTATTTTTATATCCTCACAAACTACTTAGACAAAAGAAAACCCTCTAGTCCCCAGTCAAGGGTTCTAGAGGGTTTTTTCATTTCTACAGTCTAAACTTATCGGTCTTTGTAGATATCTAGTACATCACGTCTAACTTCATCTACGTCTCTCTTTAAGGTGTCAAAGCCACTCTGCATTTGATGTTGTATTTGAGTAAGAAACTTCCTCTCTTCTTCTCTACGCTCTTCTCGACCTTTAATCTCTGACTCTAGCAGTTCAATCTTACGTTCACTGGTTAATACTTTCCTAACCAACCAACCACCAGCAGCGATCACAGCACCAATAACAGCAGTTACAAGGGTCTCAATATAGTTATTTAACAAGGTTACAACCCCCGTCAAATCCAGCAACAAGTTTATCCCCAGTTAGTGTAGACTTAGGGCCACCATCAATAAGTAAGGCATCAACATGGTTATCCACTAAAGGGGCTAAACCATCACACAACCCACTAGGACTTGGACTGACGTTCACGCAGGCGGTTAACAGCGTCGTTAAAACCAGAACCATCAACACTTTTTGTAGCATCTTCAATTCTCTTTCTTGTGTCTATGTAGTCCTGTTGTTCTTTTATTGTATTCTTCTGCCTCTCGCTATCCCTACCAACCTTCACAAGAAAGAAGGCAGAGATAGATTTGAACAGAATAGAAATTATTGTAGCAATTAAGCTAAACATGGTTTAGGTAGCCCAACCTTTTTTCTTAGCAAAGTTATAAACAAACTCTACAGCAAGACCAACACCAGCAGCAACAAGGGTTACAATCTCTGGATCAGCCGCAAGGATATTGGCAGCATCAGCACCGATCACAATACCTACGATGTAGCGGATAGCAATACGGACATAGGGTGCATAGTTCATTTCTTTAGTACTCCTAGAATGCGTAGGAAGGCCCCTACGATGGCACTGAGTGTGTTTGTGGATGAGGGTAGCGGGGTGGGCTTAGGTGCCTCTACAGGGGGTTTTTCCTCTACAGGTGTAGGGGTAATAACAGCAGGTTTAGTGTCACCCAGTAATCTTAAGGCTTCTTCAAACCTCACAGCATAACTAGCAATCAATTTAGCATCATCTGTTCCATTGACTACACGTCTAGCATTTACATAATCCCCTGCACCCTCTTTGGGTAGATAGTCACTTAGTTTCTTGGTAGTGAACCAACCCTCTGTACAACCTTTAACTAGGATCATAGCTGACACTGTTGGTTGTAATGCAAGATCAGGATTACCTATCAGGTCAAGTCTCAGCTTATTACCCGCTTTAAAGTAGTTACTATACCCTGTGATCATAACATAACCTCGACCACGGTATCTATAACCATCACCATCTTTAGCAGGTGTGTTGCCTAGATCAGCAGCTAGTTTACCTGTATCGTATTTATCAAAGTACCTAACCCCACCATACTCAGTAATAGGCTGCATAGTATCCGCAGTTTCATGTTTGGTTGTGGCTAAGAGATAGGCTCTGTGGGTGACTGGTAAATCCTCTGTAGCAGCTAGAATAGCTTCAATACCATCTACTTGCTTTTGAAGAATACGACCACCAAAGATAGGTCTAATCTTATTATAAAAGTCAATTCTACTCATTATGGTTGCGAACCTCCATTAGCAATAACTAAAGCAGTTACACTGGGACTTGCACCACCATTTGCGATAAGCCTAATGAATCTGGCAGCTAAACTAGAACCGGGGAGTGTACCCCCTAACAAACCATTAATCCCATTAACACTGGTTTGTGAAATATAAGCACCATTTGCAAAATTAACAAAGATGTTAAAAGTACCTATTGATTCTGTCCCACCCCCGCTTGTATGTAGAACTTGGTTCCCATAGAAAGTAGTGCCATCATCAGAGACTTGTAAGACCAACTGATTACCACCAGAGGTCATACGAAAACCTCCATGAAGAACAGCACCCCCATAAATAGCAAGGTCAGTAGAGGTGAATACACCCCCAACAATAGTACCCCCTTGAGCAGCCACAGCAATGCGGGGGGCACCTGTAGAACCCTCTGCAATAGCGATAGGGTTATCTCGCCACTGTTTCCATAGTTCAGAAGTACCGGGTGCCCCCGGATCAGTTTGTGCATCTGTGATAGTAACGTAAGCAGTCATGTCGGGATTCCTTTATTAGATAGCAACATAAGGTTCTGAACCATCACTAAAGAGTAAGGTAGCAGCACTGACAGCAAAGTTACCTGTCAACCTTTCGTTAGCTGTTGCTGTATCATAAGTATTAACGGTTGTATTAGGCATACAGTAACCAAACCTACCAGTGTACTCAAAACCTTGAGCATATACCTTGAAGTCTTTACCAGCTTGTACTTCTTCTTTCTTGTATGCTTGAAGAAGTTTACTTACAGGTCTGCCTATATCATCGGTCACTAGTCTAGATTCAACACTAAGGATATCAGTTAGACCGATAGTCTTGTCTTGATCATCTAAGGTAATGATGAAGTGTTGTGGGGCAGTATTAAACCTTTTAAGTAGTCTAAGACCGAGAACTCTTACGATAGCGTCAGCACCATTATTTAGGTAACGACAAAAAATTTCTCTTACTTTAACATCGTTATAGGCATTGGGTGTTTCTGCATCAGGGTCAATAAGAACATTGACTTGATTGTAGTTACTCTTGTCTTTGTAGTCTTTGGTTGGATCAGTCTGCTTAGTATAGAAGTGGACTTGAGTAAGTCTATCCTCGTCTTTGTCGTCTACTTCAATCTTCTTAATATTGTTTTCATCACTTAGGTTGTAGATAGATTCATCAAAGACAGGGTGGTTAGTCATAACCCCAATTTCTTGAGCAACATCATCCCACCAGATCGACAACCCTAGATCAGCCAGTTCCCCTAAGAGTTGAGTTACCCCTGTGGGTTTAGTGATAACTGTGTCTAAGGTTACGTTACTCATCCACCTAAGCAATTCAGGACGCCACTTAGTAACTAGTGGACAGAATAGAGGATCGACTTTAGCATAGACAGTTAACAGATCAAAGATGAAGTCCTCTGGTCTTTTAGCTTCAAGCACTAGGGCTTCTTGAAAACTATCGTTATCAGAGTGAGAAGCAGGGAGAGTTCCTTTAAGACCTCGACCAGTAACAGTTACAGAATCCCCTGATCTAGTATACTGTACAACCTCAGAACCAATTGTAGCATACCCACTGGTGGGGTACTCCACACCGATACCAGCGGGTGTTAGGTTAAAGGTTACAGAACCTGAACTGTTAAAGGGGGCACCGGGATTAAGCAGCACTTTACCCCTTGAAGTCTTAGGAGCCAAGGCTTTCTTATCATCAGCAAGAGCAAGAACATCTTTACCACTAACTTCTACTTCGCCATTAGAGTTCTGCTTAATATCCACGCTAATGAAGTGTCTTGTACGTACAAGGGTGAACACTCCTCCATCAACAAAACCATCAATAATACGCATTGCTCTACCAGCATAGTGAGGCCACTGTACTTTCTTTCTTGACCAATAAGTGCCAAACTCAATAGGAAGATAACCAATACCATCCAACTGAGCAGCCCCTGACACTCTCTCTTGTTGATACTTATCCCAACCAATATCATCATCCACAAAGTCTTGCATCTTAACTGACACAGTACCTCTGCGACCGAAAGCACCCATTCTAGGGTCACTCCCGGCAAGGTTAACTGTAGACGAGAAGGTAGATACGCTCTTGAGTACAGGATAACCCCCGAATCCAACAGGAATGTTAGATTGGTTGTTAATAAATCTTTCCGTACTCACAACTTTAGTGAAGTCTTTTTTACTCTGACAAGTGCCATAAGTATTAAAGCACTTCCTGATACCTGTACCCCAGTTAGCTACAACAATATCTGTAGTTGTTTTCTTGTAGGTAGAGGCGTTAACTCCAACCTCTAACTGACCACCCCAGATAGATAGATAAGAAGTACCGTTACCCAAGTAGCTAGAAGTTACGTTAAACAGTCTATACTGTACGTTGCCAGCAGCGGTAGCAGTAGCCACTTTCCATACACTACAACGATACCAACCATTACCTGCATCCTCAATAGAGGTTCCTAGAGGCGTTCCACCAGTAGTAACCAATGTACCTGTAGATAGGTCAAACCTACCAAAGGTGGCAGCAGTAAAAGCTGTAGCAGGGAGCAGTACATCAATGACACTTCTTGATCCAGCTTTTGCATATACAGAGAAAGTATAGGTTAATCCAGTAGTAAAGTTTAATGATCTCTGGATTAAGTGTACAGCAGTAGCAGAGTTTTCAACCAGACGATCAGCAGTAGTTGTACCATCTGGGGCAACATCTAAATTAGGAGTGATACTAGAGGCAGTTTTAGTGTAGTAAGCGTTATCAAACTCTTCTGAATACAGAAGGAAGTTAGTTCTACTTTCACTAACCCTCATAGCAGCCCTACAGGGAAGTCCCCCATAGGTTAAAGAACAACGGTCAACATCAATCTCTACAAATTGAATAGGTTCTCTATTTGCCATAGGCGTAAACTTCCATACCTACACTCATAAATAAACCATCAACATCAAAGGTAGGTTTCATTATAGAGTTTTCTTTTCTCCAAACATAACCCACATCATTGGGGAAGATGCTTGGTCCAGCAGCCCAGATAAAGGCTTTACCTAAATTGTAGTGTTCCCTGAAAGGAAGTAAATCACTCTCTGCGTATGCTCTATGTAGGGCCACCAGATTGATAGCGGTTTCACCGCCTTGACGGAACACTTTATTTCCAAGGAACTGGCCCCCCAGAGTATTAGAAACTAGTAGTTCATACGATTGAGACAACCAAACAGGGTTGTAGGGGGCCTTAACACCAGCAGGGAGATTAAACCTAGTCGTTAGGATAAACCTAGAGATAGTAGGTATAGCACCAGCACTAATGTTAAGACGCCAGTATCTTTCAGATAACGCAGTAAACAGACCTAAGATAGTTGTATCATCTGTAGGAGTCATAGAGGTACTACGAGTAGTCCAAGTAATCCCATCTGAGGAAGATTGAACTGCAACCGTGTTTCCACCAGTACCTAAGTTATGACCAATGATAGCAAAACTATCTACAGAGACAGCAGTACCAAAATCTACAGTCATACGTGCAGGGATAACGGTAGGTCTCCAAGCCTTATTAGTATTCTCTGTAAGAATGTTTTCTTTTGGATAACCTACCGCTTCTGTAGTGGCAGTCATAGTACCCTGTTCAAAAGTATTGGTGTACAGGATAGTAGGAAGAGCATCTTGTTCTGTAGGAGTATTTCTAATGTAGATCATCGGGTTTTCTTCTCTTTCAGAACAATATTTTTAAGCGCGACCAACCACAAAGACTTTACCTCTACGGTCATTCTCACCGTAGAAAGCATCAAACAGATTGACTAGAGTTGCACCAGAGTACAAGGCTTCTGGGTCAATAGAGTCAATGTAGACTGTCTGTGGTGTTGCTGGCGCAGCGTTAGCGATAGTTGAGGTACTAGCACCCCCAGAACCTCCGCCCCCGGAACCACTAGACGTTCCACCAGAACTGATACCTTTAATTGCAGCAACAAAACCGATACCTTTAGCGATAACAGCAGCAGCACTAGCAAAACCAAAAGTACCTTTCTTGAGTTCAGCAGCAGCACCTTGGTAAGTAGAGACTAAGGCTTCCGCAGCAGCAAAGGCTTTAGAGATTTTCAAGGCTTTATCGTTGAAAGAACCAAGGGCACCTAAGATTTCAGCACCACCTGATAGAGCAGTCTCTAGCTGAGATTTAGAAGCAGTATCTTTGATACCTTTTAGTTTCTCTTGAAACTCTTGTTCAAGGCGCAGCATTGCCTCCTGCTTACCACCAACGATAGCTAGTTCAGCATCAGAGGATGCTTGGAGTAAGGCTTGGCTTTCCTCGTACCAGATATCAATAGTCTCTCTTTCAGTTTGTAGTGCCTGAATAAGAGATTCTAGTTTACCTGCGTTAGGGTCAGAACCACCGCCACCACCCCCTGATCCACCACCGGAACTTCCGCTCGGTAAACCAAAATCAATGTCTCTTGGTGCAGGCTTTGGTCTTGGTGAGTTAAACATCACATCGCCACCTTCGGCGATAGCTTTCATGTTACCATAAACACCCGAAGCCCATTCAGCAGCCCCGCCAGTGAAACCACTAAAGGCAGCTTGGAACCTAACAGACACATCTATAGTGCTAATGGAGTTAGCAATAGATTTAATCTGACCTATGAAGTCTACACCGTCTTCTAGGGCTTTAGCAAGATTAGCTGCTTGTCTCTTAGCAGACTCTAATTGTAGAGTCGATTTTCTAGTCTCATCAAGAAAACGAATAGCCTCTTGAGTAGTAAGTCTTTGAGCGTCTGTTTGCCCACGAGAATGAGACAGTGTAACTAATTTGGCCCTAGCTATTTCGTACTCTGCTTGAGCCAAGGCTTCTGTTTCATCAACAGTCCTAGAGATAAGAGTCAAGGAAAGTTCTACTGCTTGCACTTGGGCAAGGGTAGATTGTAGAACTTCATTTCTACGCTCAGACTCTTTTATTTGTTCTAAGACAGCCATCTTTTTATATAGAGCATCAAGCACAGCTTGCTCACCCGATAGGGTAGACTGTATAACTAAAGATTCTTCTGCTAATCTCTGCCGACTACCTAAGCTATCTGTAGCATAGTACTCTTGTCTTTTAGCAGCTAATTGCTCTTGAAGATCAAAGATAGAACGTAGTGCAGCGGCTTCGCCTGCTGTATCAACACCAAATCTCAACTGTTCAATATCAGAACTGAGTTGGTTACTAAGGTCAAGTAGTTCTTTTTGAGAATTGACCAAGCCATCTGTTGCAGATTTAGCTTCTCCGGCTCTAACAAAGTAGGTGGCAAAAGCGCCGCCCACGGCTAGGATAGCCCCGCCAATAGCACCCCAATAACCAATACCGGGGATAAAACCTGCCAACTGTGTTGCTTGTTGAGTAAAGGCTACAATAGCACTCTGACCAGAGGCAATCTGCACAGCAAAGTCACCAACTTGAAAACCAGCTTGTTGCACAAAAAGCTGAAAACTCTTAATACCTTTTTGACTAGCATCCATCTGGCTAGTAAGTTGGGTAAATCTATTACCTACACCAACAGTGCCTGCATTAAAATTTGCATACTCTGCATTAAGGCTTTCCACAGCAGCTTCGTATTGCTTAACACCAATAACACCAAGTCTGTGGGCAGATTCCAGTTCGTTTAAACTTCTCTCGTACAGTTGGGAGGAAGCATAGATAGTGTTGTACTTCTGAGACAGTCTTTCAATCTCTGCTTCTAAAGCACCAAAGCCAGCACCACCTTGAGTAGCAGCAGGTTTATTAATACCTGCATTAGCAGCAACAGACAAACCAAAGGCTTTAGCAGCAGCTTCTTGGTTCCTAAGTACAGTAACAAAAGCCTCTGCACTTTGTTCAGCAGACTTATACTGGTTAGTTACTCCAAGTAAGGAGTTTACGATAGTTTGGTTAGCGCGGGTAGCTGAGGCTGCACTCTCTGCCTGCTTCTTGAGTATTTCATCTAAGGCTTTAGATTGAGTTTCCCAAGGTCGCTTGAGTGCAGCAGATAGTTGTTTCTCTTCTCTGATAATCTTAGCGACAAGTTTACCAAAGGCAGCTTCCATCCCATCAAGAGCAGATTCAGCTTTAGTCACCTGAGAGGCGTCAACGCCAATGTTAATGTCTGACATTTCTTACTACCTTTAGGTAAACTGCATCTAGCCGCTTGATCACGTCTACTTCCCAACTGTTTATTGGGTTGTTGGTCAATTCAGACCAATGTTTAATCTCCGTATAAGTAATAGAAGAACTACCATCTCCCCTTGTGTTACTTAACTGGATGAACCATTCCCAGAGGTACATAAAATCTTCTGGAAATGGGGGTTTCTCTAGGGCAACAGGAGTTATACCAACCTGCTTCTCAACTTGTTCTAGGTGTTCTCTTTCAGTAATACCTTGTTTATCAGGTATAGCTAGTTTAAAGTCCCACTCAGCATAAGCCTCAAGTTGAGATATTACTTCCCGAAAAAATTGGTAACATCGTCTTGTGCGACCCTGACTTGATCAATCAACCAAGGAAGTTTAGCGTAGATTTCTTTAGCCTTAGCCTCGGAGTATTCCAGAGGGGCACCAGACCATTCAAGATTCCAATCGTAGGTGGTAGCGGCAAGAACTTGAAGAGAATACTCATTCATGTCTGCAACAGACATTTCATTCTTACCTTTAGACTTAGCGATCTTGCTCATACGGGCCTTAGCTTGTGCATGAGCAACTTCTTTAAACTTCTCTGAGTAGGGTCCATACACAGTAATGGTTTGTGGTTCACCAGCAGAGGTAAGCATTGCTTCACCAGTGACAGGGTGTTTAATCTCTACAGGAAAGGTATCCATAGGGACAAGTTGGGAAAGGTCGGTCATAGTCGGGTATCCTATCGGGTTAATTTATGTGTCGGGATCATTTAATAAAATGGGTGGTGAACCCCCGACAAGCCCACCACCCTTACCTCTGACTTAAGAGGATTCCATATTTAGGTGGCGCGAGTAATACGCAAACTAGTGTTCAAAGTGGTATCGTATAGTGCTACGAAAGGTAGAGTAATCAAACGAGAAGTTGGACCCTCTACAGGAACATCAGCAGCATTGATCTTTACTTTAGGAAACCGGAAGCCGTATTCACTAAGACCAGTAGGATCATCAACAAAGATTTCCAAGAGGGTTTCAGTTTCATTTAAGAAGCGGTTAAGAAGTAAGGCATCTTCAAAGTAAGCGGTAATGTTGCCTTCGACTTGGGCCATACCATACTCAAGTTGCGGAGTGTTATTAGAACCAATAACATAGGTAGGAGCAAGAGAGTTAGTGACTGTGAAGTCAAAACTGGTTACAATAGGGGTAGCGACAGGAGTCCCACCAGCATCCGCAATTCTGAATTGACCTGAGTAAGCATCAAATGGTTGGTTGTTACTTGCAGCCGTCTTTACTGGGTCAACCGAAGTACCTGCTTGAGTCAGGTTTTTACCAACCACGCCAAAAGTAGCTTCAACCATGGCATTAGGTTTAATGGAGATAGCCATAGTAGATACAGCACAACCAGTAAACAACCTAAACTGCGAGATATCGTTAGCAGCATCTTCAATAGAGAAAGACTTAAGGGTAGTACCAACAGTAAGCACGTTAGTAGCAAAAGTACCCATCATAGCACTTTCAAGGAGGGCATCGTAATCCCCCTTACGAAGATCAACAGTGATATCACCAGCTACGGCACGGTTGCCGTGTCTATCATGTCTAACCATACGGTCAGGGAGAATATCACCACCAGTAACACGTTCTTTAGTTAAACTGAGAGAGTGTGATTTGAAGGGTAGTTGGATTAGGGCGGGGGAGGCAGGAGTAACACCGTAAGTTACCTCTGGGACATACGAAAGACCAGCGCGAGAACCTTGAGAGAAAGGCATATAAAGTTTCCTTTTTTGTCTGAGACAAATCTGCTACAATGTAGCTTTAGCTTATTGGGAGTAACAATACCAAGCGATTGTCACAGGGGTGCAGTAGAAAGGTGTGTCAAGGAAACTTGTCCTGACTTCTGAGAACTCTAGTGATAGGATCAACTGACCCCCCAGAGGTAGGTTGTACGTAATATCTGTGTTTGCTTGGAACCAAGAGAGAATATTATCTGCAATGTCGTAACCAGCACCAGAACCTAAGCCCTCCGGTACACAGATAAGCAGGTTGTATAACCCATCATACCTTTGCTGTGGATTTAAGCCCCGTACAGCGGGTCTACGTAGTGTAGGTATCATGTCTGCCCTAATATAGGGGACACCCGTTGTAGCGTCAAATCTGAGGTTCTGTTGGGCGATCTGAGGGACACCGGGCATAGCAAGTAAGTGTGTATCAAGACAGGCTCGGATATCATTCATAATCGTCATGTTAAACCTACTTTGGCTTTAGCTGCGGCAATATGGGCAGCACGTCTTGAAAAGGCTGTAGCATATACTGCATAGGCGGGTTTACCACCCCAACCGGAATACTCTACATTTACTGCATGAGGTATTCTATTATTCACAGAAGCGTAGTTAAAATCGTCTGGGAGAGCCTCAACTTGTGCAATCATCCTTAATCTAGCTGCGGCTTTGTCTGCATCTGGGTTAGGGGAGTTTGGGGCACTACTAAGATAATTTCCAGTAAGTTGGTAAGCAGCAGACCTAGCATCTTCTACATTGTGGGCACCTACATACCTACCAGAGAGGACAGGAGAACTGTTTGCTATATCAACGACAATCTCTTTAAGAACCTCTTTCTTGAAGTCTGTTAGTTGCCCTCTAAGTTCTTTTACCCTTAACCCAAAGTTTAAGCCAGAGGCTCTGCCTTGTACCATGATTACTCCTTAACGTGGAGAATGTAGCAAACTACAGAGGTGTTAGAATTGATAGGGGATACTTTAGAGATAGACTGGGCATCACCTGTACTAACGATAAGGTCTTGTACAGAGGGTTCTGGGGTTACTCCACCAGCAACAGTAGTACCTTTTAAGACGACTCTCTTTGTACCTCGGGTGAGAGGACTTTCTTCTACAGTCTGTGGAACATCATTATAGAAATATGCTCTAACAGCAACGTCAGTGTTAGTTCTAGAGACAGTACCCGTGACAGGATCATAAACTCCATCAGTTACTCTTCGTAAGATAATATCCTTCCCAAAGTCTTTCAACAGAGTGTTTAAGGTATAGGGATCAAACATTAAGTCACCTCTGGGATATAGTTATTACCGTTGGGGCTAAACTGATCAACCTTAAACTGGGAGGGAACTCTGTCTGGGTTAGACTGTGCCGACTCTACTTCTGCAATGGAAATACCACCACCAGATACACCTAACGCACGACCACTAACTCTTTTACCAAAGTCTGCCATCTGTAGAGATAGCATTGTATAGTGTTTAACACGGTCGCTGTACTCTGCTTGCAAAGCACCATCAAGTTGTGTAGTGACAAGTCTTGCGTATTTAGCTGCGATAAGCCTACATACGAAAGCAGCAGCATTGTAGATATTTGTGCTGCTTTGTGCAATAGAAAAAGTAATTTCTTCATCTTGGATTTGAGGGTCAAGACTATCTGTATCCCCAACCAACAGACGCACGGAATTAAGCCTACCGAGAGTAGAGGTTGTATCTAGTGTGGTAGGGTCATAGGTCCATGCCATAATTTATTACCTTATTCCATGTTACCATATTGTGTACGCCAGAAGCGGATCAAACCAATCTGCTTGTCTTTGAGCCTAGAGAACTTGCACTTCTTTTTAAGATAATCTGCTTCATTCTTTGTTGCTTCTGCAACCTTAGCATTAATAGTGTTAACAAGAGCGTTAAGACTTTCAATATCCAGTTCTTCTAAACCGTCACCTACGACTTTAGGTTTACGCTCTAGGTCTTTCTCATCAGAGTGATAAAACTGATCATTCACGTACATAACTTGAACAATCTTAGGATCAACACTCATTTCTTTCCACTTAAATACAGCACCCGCTTGATAGGTGCGCCCCCTGAATTGCTGTGGTTGTTTGCAATACAAGGGGCGATCAAATTGGAAAGGTGGTTTAACGTATCGGGTCATTATTCCACCCTTTCTAATTAAGCTACGATAGTTGCGAAGAACACACCCAGATCGGTCGAAACAACTTTTTGGTCGTAAGCCAAGTTTGCTTCAATCTTTTCGGCAATGCCGTTCACGTTCAGGAAGTCACCAGTATACGAACGGATGCTCAGACCATAACCCGAAGCATTTTGCAGATCATCCCAAGTGAAGATATAACCAGCAGAAGGAACCATCAGGCCAGCGGTGCGAGGACGGTAATAGAGAGCAGCCGATTTACCACCAATAAAGACGTTGGTTTCAGCCAAACCTTCCAGACCAGTGTTCTTAACCGACTCCATAACCAAGAACTCTTCGACTTCAAAGATTTCTGCCAGTTTAGCGTCAGTGATAAGAGCGGTATTAGTAACCGTGGCCCCACCATTCAGTCGTTCCAAGATATTAGGGTGGTTAACCAGAACATCACGGGTTTCTTTACCAACAACCATCACGTTGGGTTTAAAACCGCCCGACTTAAGTTGCATTGCTCTACGAGCATTGGTAATGTCTACAATAGGCGTAGAGTCTACATACGAGGACCACTGTTTGACTTGGTTAGCGCCGGGTACACCAGCAACACCAGTCAAATCAGTACCCCAGACACCAGCTTTAAAGTACGTGTCAGCCCAACGGATTTCACGGTCAATAAGCAGTTGGTGGGTAAGGACTTGGGCACCAGCCGAACGTACATTCAGAGCGGCATCTTCGTTAGCTAAGGTTTCAAAGTCGAAGTCCATAGCCAAACCAAACACATCGGTAAAGTAGCTATCGGTCGAAACCTGCATACCAATGGTGTTGGCTTGAGTGCCAGCCGAGCGCTTCTTAACCTGATCAACACGGTTAAAGTGTGAACGGTCATAGATGTAGTATTTGTTAGACTTCTTATCCACCGGGACGCGAGGGAACACGCGATCAGCAATAAAGTTCTTTTCGTCTTGCAAGAAAGCAATCGTCAGATTGGTCAGTGCAACGTCAATATGCACACTTGCAGCATTAAGAGGCAGAGTCATTTTATATCCTTTACTCTAGGCTAAATTAGGCTACGGTATCAGCGCGGGTCAAACGAACCGTGATAATCTGGTTGTTTACAGCGGCTTCTTCTGCATACCCTTGGATAATATGACCAGTAGTAGCAGCAACACCACGGCCTACAGCAGAGGCAGTCACAGGGCCACCACGGGCAATCACACCACCAGCAAGCACCTTAACGCGGCCATCATAAGCCACAGTCACAGCGTCACCTACAGCAGCAGCGGGGGTCAGCAACACACCGTCACTACGAGTACCGATAGTACCCACCGGGTCAACTTGACCATCAGCGGCTTGGACTACAAAAAGGAACTGCGTAGGAAGGGCCACACCAGCTTCAAAGGTGCGAGTTTTAACATCATTCATGTATGCCAAAATAGTATCTCCTTATTTCTTGTTAGATTGGTTGTAGAGGGCTTTACCTTCTGCGGTTTTAATCACAGCAGAGAAACCTTTTTCGAAAGTAACACCCTTTTCAGTGGCATACTGTTTTGCTAAATCATTCAGCTTCTCCCCCGGCTCTTTCATAGAACCTTCAATATCAGCCTTACCGACCTCACTCATAAGAGTAGCAAAGAGGGCGTCACAAGCAGAAAGCATTTCCAGAAGTTCTGCATCAGAACCAACAGATTTTAGCAACTTACCGCGTTGTTCGATAGTACCTTTAAAGTTGGGGAGCAACGTCTCAGCACGTTTATGCAGGTCTTGCACTTCACGCTCTTTACGAACATCTTCCAATTCTTTAAGGACAGGGGCGGGAATGAGGGCTTTGGCAATCATAGTGCCATTAATCTCAATCATTTCGTCTTTAGGCTTTTCTTTTGCAAGAGTCTCTGCCTTCAAGTCATTCAACTCTTTAGTCACTTCTTCCAGACTCTTAGTCAGGTCAGTAACTTGAGTCTCAAGAGCAGTCTTTTCTACTTGCGCAGCTTCCATTTTGGCTTGCTCGGCAAGTTCTTTTGCTTTAAGTTCTTCGTCAGTCATTTTATCCCTTTCAGGGGCACGTTTGAAGATTGCCACTCTAGCAAGAGGATCATCCCCTGCATCAACTAGAGAAACCTCAAACAGTTCAAGGTTAGTTAATTCAGTCATTTTACGACCCTCTCAATGCGCGGCCCCCAATACTAAAAGCCGACAGTTTGCCAGATTTAACTAGGTTCCAAGTCGTATCATCATGTATCTTCATACATAAAATCCAACCCTCTCTGTCAGAGGTAATACCTAGTGCTTCTGACAACTCTTTGGTAATGGGCATAGAGTGAACAACTTCACCTACCTTATCCCCATTGTGCATAGCCTTAGCCACCCTAACATCTAACATAAAGTCTGTAGCGGCTTTTACTAATTCTTGTGGCTTGATCCATTCACCGGAATGGTCTTTACTGACTTCCCCTAAGACTGTGCTAACATAAGCCCAACCCCAAACAAGTCTTTGATCTTCATCCCTCTTAAGGATTTCAGCTTTCATAATCATGCTTAACTCGGCTCAATAGAGTTCTTTAGGATAAAGCGACCATCTGCTTGCAGAGTTTTCTCTGTAGAGGTTTGCCAAGTCCAAATGTTGTAGTAGTAGGTTTTGTTCTCAGTCAGTAGAATTAAGTCTGTGGGGCTTAGTCTAATCAGATAAGATGCCGTAGGAATATCCGTAAGACTGATCTGACCCGTTGAGGTAGTAAAAGCAACTAGGGGTGATCCTGATAGAGTTTCACTTATCGTCATACTTACTGTTGCAGAACCCGGTGATGTTAAAGGAGTGTTATCTCTGTTTTTAGCAAGAAAGTTCGCTTCAAGCAACTCACCTTTGTAAAACTCTGTGATATCAACTTGTGCAGACATGCTATGCTAATCCCGTAATTGTATTTATTGGGGTAGTTTTACCTACAATGGATTTGCTTTGCAGAAAAGCCACAATATCTTTTTGATTGACTTGTCCTACAATGGTGTAGGTTGTATTAGAACTAGATACGATAACGTAAGTGGCTGTTAGTGTGGTTTCCTCAAGAACAAGAGTTGATCTTTTTACAGAGGATACACGAGAGACAACTACGTTTGAGGTAGAGTTGATTAGGGTGTTTCTTAAGGAAGCCTTTACCCTTATGGCGCTGAAAGAGGATACAGCTACATTAGCTATACTCCTTGTGCGAACAACCTCTCTGTTTACAACAAAAGAAGTAGAAGGGGTTATGTTGGTGTTTCTTAGTCTTGAAACAACCCTAGAAATAATTACGCCAGAGGTACCAGATACAGCTACGACTCTTGTTCGTATAACTAGCCGGGAAACAGCTACAGTAGAGGTGGAGGCTACGCTAAGTGACCTATCTAGAGTTACCCCGCCAGTAGCACCAAGTACTAGATTATCTGCACCTAGTTTTAGCTGATCAGCACCGAGTTTAATTAACACAGTATTAAACTCCTAGTGCTAAAGATTTTTATTAACGTGCTTAGGTCCACGTCCCCTGCGTGTTCACCACGGTATCGGCCATGCGAGTGCATCGGAACGTAGTGCCAGCCTTGGCGACGGGCGCTGTGGGCAGATCGTCCAGCGCGATTGACGGGATGATCGTTCCAGCCGATGTGACCTCAAAGTGACCAGTTATGACTGCAAAAACGCCTGTGCCTGTAGCATTTGTCGACAGTTTTACTGTGCTGCTAACCGAACCCGCACCGCCACGCGCTGCCGTCGCAAGTGCTGTATTGTTATCGACGCCGACCGACTGCATCAGGTATTTGCCAGTCGTCGCCGTACCAGCCCCCAACACGTTAAAGTTGCCGTTTCCGCTTGTGGCAGACAGCCCGGTCAGGTAAATCGCAGCCTCGAAGCTGTACACGCCCACGTCCAGCGCCAAAGCGCCGGCCGCCGATGTGTCGAACAACTGCTGCGATGCAGTTTGCGTCAACAGCGTAAAGTCAGCTGGAAGTCGGGCGAACATCACTGTTGATGCGGGGCCAGCGTCCCCTTTGGCCCCGTTCAGCTTTGCCAGAATGATATCCGGGCTGTGGTCCCCTTGCGCCAAGATGTTCAGCGCCCCGGCGTCCGAGTGCTTGACCCGCACAGTAATTGTGTCCCCGGCGGTGAAAAGACGCTGCGCAAAAACGAACAGTGACACCTTGGCACCAATGGCAACCATCACCTCATCTTCGCCGATCACGGTCGCGCCGTTGCGCAGAATTTCCATGTTCGAGGTTGCTACGGTCAGCAGCCCTGACCCGTCAAACGTCGCCTCTGACGTGATCTGGTAATATCCATCCTCCGGGATCGTGACCGTGCTGCCAGAGGTCCAGAACTCCCCATTGGCCTCATAGGCCGCCGTTGTCCAAGACAGGTTGGCAAACACACCGCTTCCCGGAATGCTTTGGTTGCTGTTGCGGTAGATGCGCGCCGCCACAGGGGCCGTCACAGGTGTTACCAGCGCCATGGAATAAGGTCCGGTGCCGCGCCGCACTGTCATTACGTCATTAGCCTGAATGGCTGTAGGACTAATTAGTTCTAAGTCAATATCGGGCATGAGACTCTCATTTTATTAAGAAAGGGTAATATCAATATCACCAATAGGAAACTGGATAGTATCGCCATCACCAATGGTAGCAGAGGTAATTGGACCCCAAGCAAGCAAGTTACCAGCGGTAAGGGCGTCAAAGACACCTACAGCAACTACAGTACCAAATGAGCCACCCGTAGCAGTAAAGGATACAGCAGAGGTATTACTAATAGCACCGGCGGAAGCAGCACCAAAGGTAATAGCTTGTCTTGCATACCCTGCGCCAGAAACCTGTGTACCCCCACCAGCATCAGTAGGGGCAACAGTGTACAAAGCGAGGTAAACAGCAGCACTAGGGGCTAAGGTTACATTTCGGAAGAAGTGGTTCAGAACCCCATTTTCAAGATAGTCAGAGAAACTTGACATTATTTTTTACCTGTGATTTTAGGGGCTACTGCCTCTGCTTTTGGGTCGGGTTGCTTTGTAGCTAACGCTTGTACAGCAAGATCATTCTCTTGCTTTAGTTTGTTTTCCTCTGCAAGTTTAGCTTCTTCCATATTTTTGATGTACTCATCCTTATTGAAGGGGAGTTCAGCAATCTCCATAAGACCTTCAACAACCTCAGTCTGTCCAGCAACTTTGATATCTGCACCGTTAAGGTTACGCAAGAAAGCAGCAATCTCTTTAAGATCATGGGGGGCAACATCACCAGCAACCAGAGTGGGCATAAGAGCCGTATCAAGGCCATTAAGCATCCAGAGAGGCTTTACTAGTTGTTTGTTGAGCGTGTCCACAATCGTATTGATGTAGCTTTCCAAAGAGCGAAGGAAAATATCAGTTTTAGACTTACTAAGAGCATAGGAACCAGTACTACCACCACCTAGCATAAGAAACTCTGCAATAAGAGAGCGGGCAATGTCGTGTTGGTATCTACGAACCACAGGGTCAATATCAATAGAGCGGCTACCGTTAGCGGTAATCAACTCAATGTCCATCAACCTTTGTGCAGTAGGCTTACCATCAGCATCAGTATATAGGTCAGAGGGAAGGAGAGCAAAACCTTGCTCGTTATTCTTTAAATCACGTAGAATACGTTCAAACTGTTGACGTAGGTTAGTTTGATCATCTGTTGCATCAGCACTCAGATATTCAGCAGGCATACGACCAACAGGGACACCATGAAGTTCACGCTCAATAGCAATAGCTTCATAGGCTTGGATTTTATTCAAGTACACATAAGAGGTGTATGCGTTACGAAGAACTGATCTGCCGGAGGGATCATTGTTTAGTGAGGTAGTTCTGTAGTAAACCGACTTCTCAATAGGAATAACCTGATTAGGCTTGCCCCACATAGATTCTTGTTTAACCCCAAGAACGTCACCACTGTCTTTGTCAACGACAAACTGTTCAATGGTCCAAGGGGCACGGATAGCTAGTTTACGGATACCGATACGACCATCATCGTATAGAGAGTTCTTTTTAGCAGAGTTAGTATTACCGCCTCTACGCTTGTAGATAGTCTCAAACCAAGAGAAGCCATAAGTCAAGGCAGACAGTGCCTCAGAAATATGATCATCTAAACTGTGTTCCATATCATCCAGTACGGATTTTAGGAAGTCTGCTTCACTCTTGGCCTGATCACTTTCGTCAGCAGGTTTAACTTTAATCTTTACGTCTCTTAGAGTTTGCTCTACGGTATACATAACGGCACCAATAACGGCATCATTATCTCTCATAGTGCGATAGGCTTTAATAGCCTTCTTACCTCTAAGTTCTGGGAGAAATTCATCTGCTCGGATTTCGCCTGAGTAAGTATTCCTACCAGATACACCAATTTCAATCTTGGCAGCTAGTTCCGAGAGTTTTCTCATTATCAACCTCAAATACGTATTTATTGTTTACTGGCTACACCTTTCGCATCCGCGTAAGACAAATTCAGTTCTGGTCTTGATATACCTTTTAGAGCAAGTTCAGTGATAGACCAAACCATAGCATCAAGTCTGTCAGGAGAACCAGTAGAACCTAGAGGCTCATAAGTAACCATTTGATCTTCTAAATCATCAAGACCTTTAGCGTGTTTAACTCTACCGCGCTCATACAAGGAAGATACTGGTTCTGCTCTAGCAAACTTACCACGGGAAGCATGTACCAACTTAACAGGAATGTTTTCATCTACTGTCTTAAGAGTATGTCGCACCATATCACCACCTTGATTTCTCTCAGCGACAATGCGATCTGCTTCGTACAAGTAATAGAGTTCAATAGCCTTAGAGGCCCAACCTTCGGGGGTAAATCTGTCTGTGTAATCTTTAAGAACATAGCAGACACCATTAACATCTATTCCAGAGACAACAATACCTGTCATGTCTGATTCAGCGTTAGCAGTAATAGCGGGGTCTACAGAGACAACAACACGGTTAAGAGTCTTGGCAAACTCTACTGTATCTTCTATATCAATCTCTGCCTTAGCAAGCATATCTCTAGTCCACAAGGCACCAGAGGCTTCATCAAGGATTTCAGCATAAAGTTCTTGACGACCCAAACGAGTACCTTCGTACTGGTTTTTTACTGTAGCTATAAAGGTCTCAGCAAGGTTTGCAGAGTTGTCAAAAGTAGAGCCGCTTGTAACGACAGTCTTATTGTCTTTAAGTATCTGTCTAACTAACTTAGTTGGTCTGGGGGTTGTAGTAACAATAACTTGTGGTTTTTTACCAAGACGAAGAGTAAAACTCAACATATCCCAAGTGTCACGGTCCCGATTCCAAGCAGCTAACTCATCGGCCCAAGCCTTTTCAAATTGTGGCCCCCGAAGTCTCTCGGGTTCTTCTGCACTAAACGCCTGCGCCTGCGCGCCGTTGGCCCAAGTTAGAGTCCTTTTAGTTGGCGACCAGTTAGGTAGGCCTAGGAAAACGCCTTTGTGTGTCTTGTCACCTGACCAACAGCAATTAAGGAATCCGCTTTCACCATTAACCATTGTGCGTTCAATGTCGGAATTTGTGGCAGCAATAATAGCAATACGTCTAACACCTTGTTTTACCCATTCTCTGCACTGTTCAACGCCGCAACGAGTTTTACCAAACCCACGGCCTGCGTTAATAAAGTGAACATTCCAGTCACCTTCGGGGGGCATTTGATTTTCCCTAGCCCAGAAAGGCCACGTAAACTTCAACTCTTCTGCTTTTTTGCCATCCATTGTAGAGAGGAGTTCTGATACGTCTTGACCCATCTCTCTAAGATCGTCAGCGTGAATAGGTAAACCATTTTTACCAGTCATTGTACTTATTACCCTTTTTGATATTCAAATCTCTAGGTAATACTTGCAAATTCCAAGGTACATGAAGTCCACATACGTTTTTACCTTGTAAAGGTACTATGTGATCTACGTTGTAGACTTCCCCAGTGATTCTGTACAAATCTTTTGACAACCAAAAGAAAGCCTCTATCTGCTTAAGATGTTCTGTTGTCAACCAAGAAGGTGTTCTTTGGTTTTTACGAGAGTGCCTCTTAGCCTCGTTAGCGTTTTTCTTACTACGATTTAACTTAGAGTATTCTCTTTTATTAGCAAGTATTTTTTCTCGATTCTCAAGGTAATACTTTCTCTTGTTTTCAAGAATAGCCTCTACATTAAGATTGTACTTTTGCTTCTTTTGGAGTTTAACTTTTTCTTTATTCTTTTCAGACCAATCTTTCTTGTACTGGTCTGCAACCTCTTTGTTCTTTTTATAGTAGTTTTTGTGGTAATCTTTGTCTCTAAGAGAGTTTACACACTTTTTACAACGGGAACTCTTACCGTCTTTTTCTCTCTTGTTGTTAGAGAAATCTTCATGTAGTTTATGTTCTCTACAGACACTACAAACTTTACTACTCAACAGGTTTATCTTTTTTCTTTAAGTTTAGAGCAGCAATCAGATCATCAATAGCTGATGTGCTTTCATCTGGGTTAGTGTCGTCAGCCTCTTGGACAACAACCTTTTCACTCCAACCCATCTTAGTGCGGGCGACAAACTCTAAGGCCCGCCAGTCCTGATCTACAACAGCTTTAGACATAATGAGACTACCAACAGCTTCATGCAGGTTAGCACGGGCATCAGCGATATCACTACGGTAAATCTTATAGAAGGTTGTATAGGAACGTGGGGCGTCCTTCATATCTTTGATCTTGTCGAAAATAACCGTAATTGCCACACCAGCCCGGATCATCCTACGAATCTCAGTAGCAATGGCTAGGTTATGCGGTTTAGGGTCATTTGACATATTGTATTCCTATGTGGATGATAACCGATATAGCCGAAGCTACATATACTCCAAACTCTGCTCGGTAAACACAGAGAGGGAAATTTAGTAACCCCTCGGGGTGCGCCTGTACTATCCGTACTGTTGCGAGGTGGCGGCTATATGCGGCGTCTCTGGCGTGAGGGGTATTTGTCCTATGCTAATTAGGCTATAGGCTCTTTCACCTTGTTCAATGCGATATTTAACCGTTGCACTATCCGCGACAAGGAACAGATAGTCTCGACCTGAATTGGCATAGGACTAGAGAATCGAACTCTATCTTCACAGTTTTGGTAGAAGCTGTGCTTCCTGAGACCGGAGGCAAAACCAACTGCATTTCCCACAAAGTTACGAAAGCTAGGACAAGAGTTGTTTCTGTCCGAGGTATTGTAACAAATTAGTTTAGAGCATCGGCTACCTGTTGTTTAATGGTATATTGTCGAACTATGTAGGTTGCTCTATAGTTATACTATATGGTGTATACAAAGCTGTTTGTCAAGTTTTCACTAAGAGTATAAAAAACACACTGTTTAACTTAAAAGATACTGCCAGTTAAACTGGATTTAGGGTAAACACCCCAAGAGGTATACACATTCATCAAAACACCCCATATTCAGCATAATTAAAGGTTTTATCCCATTTATGAATGGTTTTATTCAGTTCCCACTCTTTTCTGATCATAATTGCTTCATTTTTATCAAAAGTACGATAAATAGCCTGCTTTGACCCTCTTTGAGCAACATAGTGACCAGAGTTAGGATTATAAATAACACCTTTAACTTCTGTCTTAATAATCTCTGCTCTAGTGTCAGGGGTAGAGTTCATTACAAACTCTTTATTGCACAACACTAGGTTGTCAGGTCTAAGGTTACGATAGTTGCCATCGACGTATCTGATCTTCTTTCCAGAAGTATCGACTTTGTGCAACAAGAAGTAAGCTAGTAACCCAGAAGATAGGTTTACTGTCTTATCCCCTTTTCTCCTACTGATAACCAATCCAGACCCATTATCACTACCAATCTGCTTACCTGTCTTAACAGATAGTATAATACCCTTGATCTGGTCATACTGGTATGAGGCAACAAGTTCTTTATAAGTGAAGTTTAGATATGTGTTCATGTTTTATTTAACAACACATATAGTATAAGACTGTCTTAGATACTACGAAGATAGAATCTTATAAGAAGCTTTGCTTCCCTCTTCCTTCTCTACTTAACAACGACAATTCTTGTCTGACAACAATACAAGTTTAGTTTTCTTCTATACAATAGTGTTATTCTACAGTTTCTAGTAGTTAAGACTTTAAGATTCTTTACTTTGTATTGTGTTGTACAACAATCTTAACTACTGTTTCTTGTAGTTTTGGTACTATAGTATAGAAGGGATATACTATCTTATATGGTGTACACAAAGCTACTTGTCAAGGGTAGATTTATATACAGTGAAAATAAATATTTCACTTAGCAGACTTTTATGTGTTTGTATACAGTCAACTACTATATGGAGTATGTCCCCCTACGCTATCTTGTCGCTAAGATTAACTCTCTCTGAATTAAACCTTAAGGTCAGAGGTGATTCTCTGTCCAGCTTTAATATAGGTGTCTCAGTTGCCTCAGTCAAGTGTGGCAAGATTATCACAAGGTTCT